AAAGCATTTGAACGATTCTTTTAAATTTTGGAGTATTAAATTATGGCTACCTATCAAACATATACCGCAATCGGTATGCGTGAAGACCTTTCGGACGTTATCTACTCGATTTCACCAACAGACACACCTTTTATGTCTTCCATTGGCAAGACTAAAGCTACTGCTGTTTTGCACGAGTGGCAGACTGACTCGTTGGCTGCTGCCAGCTTGTCAAACTTTGCAGTTGAGGGTGCAACAGCATCTGACGCTACTATGTCTCCTACCACTCGTATTGGTAACCGCACTCAGATTGCACAGAAGACAATTAAGATTTCTGGCACTCTGCAATCTGTTGACAAAGCAGGCAGAAAATCTGAAAAAAGTTACCAACTCGCTAAGGCTTCCAGCGAAATTAAGCGGGACATGGAAACTTCCCTGTTGAGCAACCAGATTGCTGCCAATGGTGATTCTTCTACTGCTCGTAAATTGGGTGGTCTGCAAGCATGGTTAAATTCCAACTACTCTGGCGGTACTGATGGTGTTGCTGGTAACTTGGGAACAACTGCTCGTGTTAACGGCACAAACCGCACTTTCACAGAAGCCTTGTTGCAAACTGTTGTTAAGAACGTGTACGCCTCTGGTGGTAATCCTAAAGTGTTGATGGTCAACCCTGCTCACAAGCAGTTGGTTTCTGCTTTCACAGGTATTGCTGCACAGCGTTTCATGGCCCCTAGCAATACGCCTACAACTATCGTCAGCGCTGCAGACGTTTACCTGTCAGATTTCGGTGCAATCTCAATTGTTCCCAACAGGTTCATGACTTCTACCAACTCATGTGATGAGACAGCATTTGTGCTTGACCCTGACATGGCTGCTGTGGCTTACCTGCGTCCTTTCCAGACCAACGAGTTGGCTGTAACTGGTGACAACGAATCTACACAGTTGTTGGCTGAGTACACCTTGGAAGTTCGCAACCAAGCTGCACACGGCATTATAGCCGACCTCACGCCATAATACTCACATAGATGTGATACAATGCCCTCATGTTAATTCATGGGGGCATTTTTATGTGTAGTGTTGAAAATTGTGATAAAAAAGCAACGAAATCTGGAATGTGCAATATGCACTATTTGAGAGTTAGAAAACATGGTAATCCTCAAGCTGGAATTAAAAACCATGCGCCAATTGAAGAAAGATTTTGGAGATTTATTGTTAAAAATGAATCTTGTTGGAGTTGGACTGGAAACAAGGCTTTGGGTTATGGTCGAATATCAACTGGGAAAAAGCCTTATGTTTTAATTTTGGCGCACAGGCTTTCTTGGGAAATTCATAACAAGCAAAAGATTCCTGATGGGATGTTTGTTATGCACAAATGTGACAATCCTGAGTGCTGTAACCCAGAGCATTTGATAATTGGAACACCTAAAGAAAATACGCAAGACATGATTGCTAAAGGCAGGAAACGTGTTGTTATTTCTTCTGGTAATAAAAATGGTAAATCAGTCCTTAATGAAGAAAAAGTAAGATTTATAAGAGCAAGTGATTTGCCTCACGCGCAATTAGCAAAACTGCTAGAAGTTTCGCCTAGTTGCGTAAGGGGTGTAAGAATTGGTAGAACTTGGTCGCACATTAAATAATGTGTGTTTTTTAACCAAAACTGATAGAATTAGGCTATGCAAAATCCTAACAACTTTAGACAAACTGCTGTTCACGCTGATGGTGAGGGCGGTATCGTTATTCAGACTCGTCAAGATGTTACTGATATTGTTGAGCAGAATAAAAAAGAATATAACTCGTATGACGAGAGAGCAAGATGGTCAGACCAATTGTTTGGCAATAAGGTTGCGTCTATTCCTTTGACAGTTATTGATGACTTGAACAAAGCTGGAATCATGCGTGGTTATGCTGTTCTGGATGACAAGCGTTTTGCTGCTTGGTTAAATGACCCAATGAATCGTGCATGGCGCACTAGAACTGGAGTGGTATGAGCCTCTCAACATATTCTGACTTGCAGACTTCCATAGCCAACTATCTGGCTAGGTCTGACTTGACTTCTCAGATTCCAGACTTTATTACACTTGCTGAAAACCGACTCCGTAGAGAATTGCGTATTCGTCAGATGCTAAAGTCTGTAACAACTAGCACAGTTTCTGGTGATGCAACTGTAGAAATACCTAGCGACTTCTTAGAGATTCGTGACTTTGTAGTGATGACAAACCCAATTCAACCATTGAGTTACTCTAGTCCCTCATCGTTATCTAATGACCCAAGAACATCAGAAGTCGGTGTTCCTAAGTCTTACACTATTCTTGCTTCTGAGTTTCAGTTAGCACCTGCACCTGATGGCGTATATACGTTAAAGATGCTTTATTATTCTGCGCCTCCGTACTTGTCTAGCAGTAACGCATCCAATGTCTTCTTGAATGTTGCACCTGATGGTTTGCTATATGGTGCATTGGTTGAAGCAGAGCCTTACTTAATGAATGACGCTCGTATCAATACATGGGGTTCTATGTATGACCGAGCAATTTCTTCTCTCACTAGGTCTGATGAAAACACTCAGTATTCTGGTGTACCCCTGTCAATCAAATTAACTGCAAGGTGAAACTATGGCTGAAATGTCAAACTACTTGGAAAATGCTCTTATCAATGTGACGCTGAGAGCAACTAGCTACACAGCACCAACAACTGTGTATGTAGCACTTTATTTAACTGACCCAACTGATGCTGATACTGGAACTGAGTGTTCTGGTACTAGCTACGCTCGTCAGTCTGTGACATTTGGTGCGCCTAGCAATGGTGCTTCAACAAACTCTGCTGCTGTGGAATTCCCTCAAGCTGGTGGCTCATGGGGAACAATCACACACATTGGATTGCGTGATGCTTCTACGGCTGGAAACCTTTTGTATCACACAGCACTAGATGCTTCTAAGACGATTGCAACTGGCGATGTGTTCCGTATTGCTACAGGTTCTTTGTCAGTAACATTGGCTTGATATGGCTGGTACGACAGTCAATCTGACGCTTGAGCAACTTGACCAATTTGGGTCATTGGATAGCCTCACGCTAAGTTTAGACTCGTCTGATTGGAACTCGACTACACAGAAGAATGTGACAGGCCCTTGGGTGCTAGAGGGCTTAGACGCTTTCAGTTCTAGCATTGATAGCCTAGCAATTAGCCTAGATTCAGAACTATGGGCTACCGCATATTTGTGGGATGGTGTCGCAGATATAACTGCTAATGCTACTGTTGTTGCCAATGCTGAAAAGATATTTGGTGGCATAGCTTCTGTAACTTGTACGGCTACAGTAACTGCTGATGCTTCCATTGTTTATTATGGCGATGCTTCTATCACAGGAAACGCAGATGTTACGGCATCTGGTCAGCGTGTTCAGTTTGGTAGTGGTGACATACAAGGCACAGCAAGCGTAACTGCTGATGGACAGAGAATAGCAAATGGCGTTGCTAGTATTACTGGTAACGCTGATGTAACTGCTATTGGTACTAAGGTTAACTTTGCTAGTGCAAGCATTACTGGAAATGCTGATGTAAGCGCATCTGGTCAACTTGTGATTAGTGGTAGCGCAAGCATAACTGCTAATGGTGTCTGTGAAGCTAACGCACAGAGAATCCAGTTAGGCGTTGCGTCTATTACTGGTGATGCAACATTTACTGCCAATGGTGGATTGATTGCAGAAGGAACGGCAAGCGTAGAAGCCAATGCGGATGTTGTTGCTAGTGCGTCTGCGATATACGCAGGGGTAGCCTCGGTATCAGGTCTAGCAACAATTACGGCTAAAGGCGTTATCCTTGGTGATAACTGGACTCCAGTAGCAGGTGACACTAATACTTGGACACCAGTTAGCACAGATTCAAACACTTGGACACTTGTTTCTAGTGACACAAACACATGGACTCCAGTATCTGCCAATGACAATACATGGACGACACAGACTCAAGGAAGTAATACATGGCTACGACAAGGGTAACATTTGGTGAGTGGATGCCTGACCAGTCAGGTATTTCTGGCTCGTTGACGGATGCCAAGAACGTGGTGTCTCAGGCTATCGGGTACGGCCCATTTCCCACGCCAGTATCATTCTCTAGCGCAGCAGCTGAGAACTTAACTTCTCTCTATGCTGCTAAAGCACCTGATGGCAATACAACTTTCTTTGCTGCTGGTCTGTCTAAGATTTATACAGTAAGTGGAACAGGTGCGTTAACTCAAGTCAATACTGGTTTGACAACAACAAGCCCTAACAGAATTAGGTTTACTCAGTTTGGCAAGACTGTAATAGCTTGCAACAACGCTGAGAAACTCAAGGCTTGGACTCTTGGCACTTCTACAACATTTGCTGACTTGGCTGCTAATGCGCCTATCGCTAAGTTTGTAACTGTTGTGCGTGATTTTGTTGTTACGGCTAATACGCTAGAAACTACACAACAACAGTATCGTGTTCGTTGGTCTGCCATTAACAACGAAACAGATTGGACTGAGGATGTAAACACTCAATCTGATTATCAGGATATTCCTGATGGTGGTCAGATTATGGGAATCCGTGGTGGTGAGTTTGGTCTAGTTTTGCTAGAGCGTTCTATTCACAGAATGAGTTATGTTGGCACTCCTTTTATATTCCAGTTTGATAACATCTCTCGCAACAAGGGATGTATGGTTTCTGGCTCAGTTGCTCAGTACCAAGGCATTACATTCTTCTTGTCAGACGATGGTTTCTATATGTGTGATGGACAGCAAGTTGTTCCTATCGGTGCTGAGAAGGTGGATAGGTTCTTCTTGGCAGACGCTAGTGAAACAGACTATCCATCTATGTCTGCTGCCATTGACCCTGTTCGTAAGCTAGTTATCTGGAACTACAGGTCTGTAGATGCAAATCGTAAACTAATGATTTACAACTTTGCTACTAAGAAGTGGACTTATGGCGATGCAGGTACAGATTACTTAGGTGAGGCATCATCTGGCGCATTGACTCTTGAAGAACTTGACTCTGTGTCTGGTTCTATTGACGCTTTAACAACAAGTTTAGACTCGTTGTTATATGTTGGTGGTAAGTATTTCTTAGGCGGTACTTTTGGGACTAGGGTTTACTCCTTTACTGGTGCTAGTTTGACAGGAAGCATTGCTACTGGCGACATAGATATAGGCGCAAACTCAGTAGTAACCCTAGCTAGACCTATTGTTGACAATGGCTCTGGCTCACTATCTATTGCTTCACGCACATTGCTAAACCAAAGTGTCACCTATGGGACTTCAACTGCTGCTGACTCTGAGAACAGGGTTTCTTTGCGTAGTGCTGGTAGGTATCACAGATTAAACCTAACACCTACTGGTGCAGCTTGGAAGACTGCTGTTGCTGTGGATGTGGATGTAACTCCACAAGGGGTTCGCTGATGTTTAGAAGCCTACCTGCGTTTGGTGGTGACCAGAGGGCTGTAGCAGAGGTTGTCCGTGGCATCATGGACGGAAAGACCAATAACACAGGAACTTTGACTCTGGCAACTGGCGGTGCTACTACTACCACTTTGACAGACAGAAGGATTGGCCCAGATAGCGTTATCTTATTTGCCCCTGCCTCTGCTGCGGCTAACGCTGACTATATGCCTTATGGGGCGTTTCAGAGCCTTGTTGACCAAACTGTTGCTACAGCAAATACCGCCTATGCGATGACTCTGGACACTACA